ATATCCGAGTTATACATTTATGACTTTGGAATATTTATAGAATTATCTCCAGACGAAGAGCAACAAGCTATGTTAGAGCAGAATATACAAATGGCTTTATCTAAACAAGATATTAATTTAGAAGATGCCATAGATATAAGAGAAATTAAAAACTTAAAGCTTGCAAATCAATTACTTAAATTAAAACGAAAACAAAAACAAAGCCAAGACCAAAAGCGAATGATGGAAGAAAAAGCATTAGGAGCTCAACAGTCTATTAAAATACAAGAAATCAAATCTCAGTCAGATGCACAAAAGATTGCACTTGAAACTGAAAGTAAATTAAAAGTAAAACAAGCTGAGATAGCTTTTGAAATAGAAAAACAAAAAGCCGAGGCACAATTAAAAGCTACTTTAATGGAGCAAGAGTTTCAGTATAACATGCAACTTAGAGACACTTCGGAAAATGCATTAGCATTTAGAGAAGGAGCAAGAGAAACAGCAAAAAAAGACCGTATCAGTCAGCAAAATTCTCAACAATCTAAACTTATTAATCAAAGAAAAAACAATCTACCTCCTCAAACTTTTGAATCTAATGAGGATTCTTTAGATGGTTTCGATTTAGCTGAGTTTGAACCACGCTAAAAACGTATATATTTTTTATTTAACTTTGTATAAATTTAATCTAATCAAATGGACATTAAAGTACGTGAATTGACTGATGTTAAAGAAAAGTCAAAACAAGAAATTGAACAAGAACTTCTCGACAAACATGAGGAGAAACAAAATAACGAAACTCCTGTAGAAAATACAGAGAATGTAGCAAAACAAGAGGAGTTAAATTTTGAAGAGAATAATGTAGCTGAAGCTACAGAAAAAAAAGATACGGTTGAAGAATCTTCGCCTGTTGAAACAACAAGTCAAGAAACAACCGAAGAAGTACAAAGTTCTTCTGAACTATCAGAAGATGACGTTCTTTCATATATTGGAAATAGATGGGGTACTGAAATCACATCCTTAGATGAGCTCAAAGATAAGCGAGAAGCGGACGAGCCTTTATCTGAAGATATATCAGCATACCTCAAATATAAAAAAGAAACAGGGCGTTCTATGAGTGATTATCTAAAATTACAGAAAGATTACTCAGACGTTAGCCCTGATAATTTGTTAAGAGAATACTTAACAATTACAGAAGAAGGTTTAGATCCTGAAGATATAGATTCTCTTATGGAGGATTATGTTTATGATGAGGAGGTAGACGATGAAAATGTAATTAAAAAAGTAAAATTAACAAAGAAAAAAATGGTTGCTAAAGCCAAGAAATATTTTAATCAAGAGCAACAAAAATACAAACTACCTCTTGAGTCAAGGGAAAGTTCAGGCGCAAATGATCAAGAATATTTAGCATATAAGCAATACATAAGTGAGGCTAAAACACGAGAGGAGCAAGATACTAGAAAGTCAAACTGGTTTAAATCAGAAAGTGACAAAGTATTTTCACCTGAGTTTAAAGGTTTTAAATTCAAAATTGGTGAGAATGATATAGTTTATTCTCCAGGAACAGCCACAGATTTGAGAAAAGCTCAAGACACTCCTATGAATTTTGTAAATACTTTCATAGACAGTCAAACGGGTTTAATCAAAG